TAAAGACGGTCAATCAACTGTTACTTTAGACATTGGTGGAGGAGCAGCAACAACTCATATGTTTAAACTTGTGAGATCAGCTGACGATCCAGAAAACAATGATCTAACAGCAGTAGGTGCGAACGTTGTAGTATCAATTGCACAAGCTAGTAACTTGTATAACTAATACGAATAGGAGTATATAACTATGGCAATATCAAGAGCACAACTAGTTAAAGAACTAGAGCCAGGTTTGAACGCACTGTTCGGCTTGGAATACAAACAATACGCTAACGAGCACGCAGAAATATTCGACACAGAAACTTCTGACAGAGCTTTCGAAGAGGAAGTAATGTTATCAGGTTTCGCGAATGCAGCTGTAAAACCAGAAGGTCAAGGTGTAACATTCGATGATGCACAAGAAACTTTCACAGCTCGTTACACTAACGAAACAATTGCATTAGCGTTTGCAATCACAGAAGAAGCTATCGAAGATAACTTGTATGACAGACTTGCGTCTAGATATACAAAAGCGTTAGCAAGATCTATGGCAAACACGAAGCAAGTTAAGGCAGCAGCTGTATTAAACAATGCGTTTAATGCAAGCTTTGCTGGTGGTGATACAAAAGCACTTTGTGCTACAGATCACCCAACTTTATCGGGATCTTTCTCGAACGAGTTAGCAACACCTGCTGAACTTAACGAAACTTCATTAGAACAGTCGTTGATTGACATCGCGGCGTTTACTGATGAAAGAGGCCTAAAAATTGCGGCACAAGGAGTTAAATTAGTAATTCCTTCAGCGCTTCAATTTACTGCTGAAAGACTGATGAAGTCTGCAGGTAGAGTTGGCACAGCTGATAATGACATTAACGCAATAGCGTCAATGGGAATGATTCCTCAAGGTTACGTAGTAAATCACTACTTAACTTCTACGAAGAAGTTCTTCATTAAAACAGATGTTCCTAACGGTCTTAAGCATTTCGTAAGATCACCTATCAAAACTTCAATGGAAGGTGACTTCGATACAGGAAATGTAAGATACAAAGCTAGAGAGAGATACGTTTTCGGATTCTCTGATCCTAGAGGTATCTTTGGTTCTGACGCAGTATAATCGTTAAAACTAATATTTAAAAAGGGGCTTTCGGGCCCCTTTTTTTTGTGGTATAAGGAGAGCAATCATGAAAAATTTTCTAGTTAATATAAGAGCATATGGGTATCATGCGCGTTTTACAGTAGCGTGTGAGGATAGTGCTGAAGCTATTGAAAATTCAATAGTTGACAAACTAGGAGAAAAAGGTGTAAAATGGGAAAAAGACGGATTTACAAGTTCGTCTAAAAAATGGATAACTTATGAGGAGATCCACGATGCAAAACTTATCAGACCTTTACAAAGCGAAAAGGTCACTGGAGTTGAACTGGGAGCAGGAGCATCTTAAAGAGGGTAGATATACTCTCGACATGGTCAAGATAGACCATAAAATAAGAGAGGTCATAAGCGATATAAAAATGGCCGAAGCTATGAGAGCTCACCAGACAAATAAAATTGAGGGTGCAGCACCCGAAGTATCAGTAGCTACGTAAATAAAAGCTACATCGTTGAAATACGCACATTCACTACGCAATCTCTTGCACTCTATATAAAAATCATATATATTTTAGCCACTATACATTAATAACAAACAAGTAAATATAGACGCGTATAGTCGACAGCCCTAGAGGACTATATTTACATATTCTAGGAGGAATATAATATGGCAAACACAACATTTTCGGGACCAATAAGAGCGGGAACGATTTCAAACACTACAGGCACAACACTTGGTGATAACGTTGCAAACGTTGGTCAAGTTGTAATGTCTCAATCAATTATGATTGATGCAGCAGTCGCAGCTGGAACAACTACTTACAACGTAGGTGTAATACCAAAAAACTCACAACTACTTACAACTACAATTAGAGTTGCAGTAGTAAGTAACCAAGGTACTACAGCAACTGTTTCAGTTGGAAAAACAGGATCAGCTGCATATTTTATCGGTAATACTGACGTTAAAACTTTAGGAGAAACTTCTTCTATAGCTAACGGCGCTTTAGATGAAGCTGATAGATTTGATGCTGATACACAAATTACAGCGACTCTTATAGCTGCAGGAAGTACTGCAACTACAGGTCAAGTAAGTGTTACTTTTACGTATGTTCAAGCTAACAATTTACAAGACGCAACAGCAGTATAATAATTAATTAAGTGTGGGCTTCGGCCCACACAATAATTTAACAGGAGAAAAAATGGCATCATACTCAAGTGATCAATTAGTAGCCCACGCTACAGCAGATGGACAAATGGTTCCTACAGGACAAAGAGCTAGAATAACAGGCATTCAAGCAGAAGGTGCAGCAAGTTCTAGTATTATTTTTAAATCTGGTGGAGCAGCTGGAACTACAATCGCTACATTTAAATTTGGAACTGAAGGAATAGACTTTTATGTTCCAGGTTCTGGAATTTTATTTGACGATGGAATCTATTTAGATTTAACTGCAACACCTGGTGTTACTATAACATTTACGTAGGAGTAAATTGTGGCTACAATAACTTATACAGTAACCGTAGCAACGGGTACTACTCAATACGGTACCGGTAATAAATATTATATTAACGGAGAGTTAGCCCCTGTTCTATATCTACAAGAAGGTAATACATATATCTTCGATCAATCAGATACTACTAATGCTACACACACTATAGCATTTTCTACAAATGCCAATAATAGTCCAGCAGCACCTTACACTACAGGTGTAACTACAACTGGAGTACCTGGAAATGCAGGAGCAAATACTACAATTAATGTAGCACCGGTTAGAACAACAGGCGCTCCGTTATTATTTTATTACTGTACTGCACACACAGGTATGGGTAATACTGCACAAACTATTTCACCAACTTCTGAAACTACAGAATTCAATCCTCAAATTGACGAAGTAATAGAAGAAGCTTTTGAAAGAACAGGTGTAAAAGGGACTAGAACAGGTTATCAATTAAGATCCGCAAGAAGATCTTTAAATATAATGTTTCAAGAGTGGGGTAATAGAGGTGTTCATTTATGGAAAGTAAAATTAGCAAAAGTGCCATTAGTAGAAGGTCAAGCAGAATATAATTTTGCAAGTGATTCAACAAATTTTCCTAATGATATAGATTCAGTATTAGAAGCGTATTATAGAAATAATTCTACTACAACAGCACCAGTAGATGTATCACTTACAAAGATAGATAGATCTGCTTATTCTGCTACACCAAATAAATTAGCAAAAGGTACGCCTTCACAATACTATGTAGAAAGAAAATTAAACCCAAGTGTATTTTTATATACAACACCAAGTTCAAGTGTTTCAAGTACAACTACACCAAGTAGTTTTCAATTTTGTTTTTATTATTTATCTAAAATTCAAGATGTTGGAGCATACAATAATACATCCGATGTCGTTAATAGATTCTATCCTTGTATGATGTCTGGATTAGCTTATTATTTAAGTTTAAAATTTTCTCCGGATATGAGTCAAGAATTAGAAAGAAGATATGAAAGTGAATTATTAAGAGCACTTGATGCAGATAATCAAGGAACATCTACTTTCATTTCACCACAAACATTTTATGGAGATGGAGTATAATGGGAGTTTTTGCTAGAGGAAAATATGCACTTGCAATTTCAGATAGATCTGGAATGGCTTTTCCCTATTCTGAAATGGTTAGAGAATGGAATGGTTCATTAGTTCATTATTCAGAATATGAATCCAAACAACCACAACTTGAACCAAAACCAGTTGGTTCTGATCCACAGGCTTTACAAAATCCAAGACCAAAACCTGCATCGGTTGCTAGTTTAATTTTATTAAATCCTAATCCATTTACATCTATTATTTCTGGTGGCACAACTTATGTAAATGTTTATTCAGAAGATCATCAAAGAAAAGCTGGTGACATTGTAAGATTTAGAGGACCACCTGTTGTAACTTCTGCAGGACCCGGTGGTGCAGATGAAGCTGATCAAAGAAATTTACAAGCTTTTATAAATATACCTACCTTTGATAATGTAAGTGATTTAAATAATGCAAATGGTTTTACTATTGCATTAGGTCAAATTGATTCAGCAGGAAATGTTACAGGAGCTACGACAACAGATGCACTAACAACTCCTATAAATTATTTTTATATAACAAGCACTAGTAATGCAACGTCAGGTAATATACAAGGTGGAGGAGAAAATTGTTCAGCAGGACCAGTAACACTTGAGGTAGTAAACGGATAATGGCATACACTTTAGACAATTTAAGAACTGATATTAGAGGATATACTGAAGTTGATAATGGTGCAACTACACCAAAAGTTTTAACGGATTCTGTTTTAAATACTATTATTAAGAATGCTGAAAATAATATTTATAGACAAATAGATACAGATCAAAATGTATTTTATGCAACTTCAAATGCAATTGTAGGAAATAGATACGTAACTATTCCAGCTGATTTAAGAGCAATTAGATACGTTCAGTTTAAAGATCAAGCTGGAAATCAATTTTATTTAGAGCAAAGAGATACTAGTTTTATGGCAGAATATTATTCTACACCTGATACTCAGGCTGTAGATATACCTAAATATTATGCTAATTGGGATGAAGAATTTTGGGTAGTAGCTCCTACACCAGATAAAACTTATGGAATTACAATATCTTATGATAAAGAACCTGAAACTATAACTGATACAACATCTACTCCCGCTCCGGCTACAGCAGGCACTTATTTGTCAAACAAATATCAAGATTTACTTTTGTATGGATGTCTGGTAAATACATATGCGTACTTGAAAGGTCCTCAGGATATGTTACAATACTACCAAGGAGCTTTTAGTCAAGCTTTAGAATCGTACGCTATCGAGCAAATCGGTATCAGACGCAGAGACGAATATCAAGATGGTGAAGTTCGCGCTCAACTTAATGTTAAACCACCATCAAGCAATTAAGGAGATAAAAAAATATGGCAAATATAATACCTAATAGTTTTAGAGGTGCTCTATTCGAAGCTAATCACAATTTTAAAGCTTCAGGTGGAAACAACTTTAGTCTATCTCTGTATGTTGGAAGTGGATCTTTTCCATATACAACAGCAAGTACGGTATATTCAGCTACGGATGAAGTAAGTTCAGGTGGAGGCTCTAACTATGCAGTTAAAGTTTTAACTAGACTTGGAGTAGTATCATCTACAGCAGTGGCTTCAGTTGATTTTGACAATGTAACTTGGTCAAGTGCAACTTTTTCTGCAGCTTACGCGGCAATATACAATACAGATACAGTTGATGGAACAGCAAACAGACTAGTAGTGGTTTTAGATTTTGGCGGAAGTAAGACAGCAACGAATGGTGATTTCACTATTACGTTCCCTGATCCTACTACGGCGTCTAATGCAATTATTAGTATGAGTTAAGGAAAAATTTATGGCGTTAGTAATAAATGATAGAGTAAAAGTAAATAGTACAACTACTGGTACAGGTGCGTTTGCACTTGGAGCAGCAGTGACTGGCTTTGAAACTTTTGCACAAGGTATTGGAAATAACAATACGACTTACTATTGTATATTTAATCAAGGAACAACTGAATTTGAAGTTGGTCTAGGTACATTAGACG